TCTGGTAAGGAGCTTTAGCGTTGAGTATCTTCTCAACAGCTTCGAAATTGCTTTCGGCTAATTGAGTGTAAGTTGGAACTTCGGCGTCGGTAATCTTGTTGGCAGCTTTAGCAGCATCGACCATTGCGGTAATACGCAGTTTCTTTTGAGCTTCGGCATCAGTTTTAAACTGTTCAAGCTGTGCTTTAAGGGAAGTGTTTTCATCCTTTAAGAGCTTGTTATCACCGTTAATTTTAAGAATGGCGTCCAGAACGGCTTGTTCTGATGCATTAGCTTGTAAGCTAAGTGCAGCCACAATAAATGGAAGTTTTTCCATATTGTCAGGGGTTTTATTAAAGTTTGTAATTTGTGTCTGGTAGAAATTGTAAACCTCACGGGAGTCGGCTACGGCTTTGGGAGCTTCTTTTACCTTACCATCAACTATGCCGTCGATAAGCTTAGCCTCAAGAGCCTGCTCTGCATTCATCCAATGGTCTTTGCCATCGAACCACTTGCTTTTTAAATCGGATACGGATAAACCTGTACGGGTGGAATAGATATCCAGGAGAGTTCCTTCAAAGTCTTCAATGTTGTCGGCTACATCTCTTAAATCATCGGCAGTGCCATAAGCTCCACCGCTCGGACTGTGTAACATTAACTTAGCATGACGGCTCATGTATCTTTTGGCACCTGGTACCTGGATAAGATTTGACATCATGCTGGCAGCAACCCCATCAACAAAGAAGTTAATCTTCATAGAGCTTCTGGAAAGAATGTTGTAAATCGCAATTCCTTCCTTTACTTCACCTCCATCGCTATTCACATAAATGTTTACATTTTTGTACTTGCCCTCAAGCTTTTTAAACTCCTCGGCAAATACAGCAGATTTGATATCAGCCCACTGACCAATAATACCATACATGTACACTTCTGCGGTGTCATTACCTTTTGCGACGATGTAAAATAGTTTCTCCATAATTTTTTTTCTCATTGCAAAAATGTATTATTTTTACGCCGTAAAAAAATCATAATTCAATGATTGCTAATATATTACATTTCATTAACTAATATATTACAATCATTGAAATAGTGTATTATTATTGTATATTATCGTTTTAAGTTTGTAATAAAAAATGACAGATCTAACAATCAAGCAGAAAAAAGAGTGGGCTAAAACGCTTTACCTGAACGACAATATGAAGCAGAAAGAAATAGCTGTGAAGGTTGGCGTGACGGAAAAGACTTTGTCTAAGTGGATAAATGACCCGGACGAAAATTGGGATATGCTCAAATCTTCCGTGATCATAACCAAAGAGCAGGAACTTAGACGCATTTATATGCAGATAAATGAGTTAAACACTCTTATAATGAGCCGTGCTGTTGGATCCCGTTTCTCCAATACCAAGGAAGCTGATACTTTAAGTAAGTTAACTGCCTCAGCCAGGAGCTTGGAGACCGACGCCTCCGTGGCTGATATTATTGAGGTGTTTAAACGCTTTCTCACCTGGCTAAGGGAATTCGATTTACCGAAGGCCAAAGAGTTAAGCGACCTTCAGGATGCATTCATTAAACACGTAATGCGATGAAAGTTCCAGACAGGAATGCACTAAGGGAGTGGGAAACGTACCGGCATAGCCTTCTCGCTTCCACAACCATAGATACTTCTGAGACTACCATTCAGCAGAAAGCCCGTATTAAAAGACTCGAAGCTGATGATGAGGCGTGGTTTGCTTATTATTTTGAGAAGTATTGCACTGCCGAGCCTGCTGACTTCCATAAACGTGCAACCATGCGTATTATGAATAATGAGCGCTGGTACGAGACGCGAGCATGGTGCCGGGAACTCGCAAAGAGTACCAGGGCAATGATGGAAGTATTAAAATTGGCATTAACCGCCAAAACAAACAACGTTCTATTGGCTTCTCATAGTTACGATAATGCTTGCGAGCTGCTGATGCCGTTTAAAATTAACCTGGAGGTTAACCAAAGAATCATAAACGACTATGGCAAACAGGAGAACCCTGGACGTTGGGAGGCTGGCAAGTTTGTTACCCGTTTAGGAGTATCCTTCCGGGCATTGGGCGCGGGTCAGAGTCCCCGTGGTACCAGAAACGAAGAAGCACGACCAGACCTTATACTGATAGATGATATTGATACCGATGAGGAGGTTCGCAACCAGGAGCGAATAAAACAGAAGTGGAACTGGATAGAGCAGGCGCTCATTCCTACCATGTCGGTAAGTGGTCGTCGCCGGATCCTGTTCTTGGGAAACATAATCGGGAAGGATACTTGTATTGTCAGATCCTCGCAGGTCGCCGACCATCTTTCTATTGTCAACATTCGCGACCAATACGGTAAATCAACATGGCCGTCAAAGAACTCTGAGGAGCATATTGATTACACGCTTTCTAAAATAAGCTATGCTTCAGGACAGAAAGAATACTTTAACAACCCTGTTGAAGAGGGTACAGTGTTCAAGTCGCTAAACTTCAAAATCCTGCCATCCCTGAAGAAATACAGGTTTGTAATTGCCTACGGAGACCCCTCGTTTAAGCAAAGTAAAAAGAACGACTTTAAAGCCGTAGTCTTGGTAGGGCAGTTCGGTCAGGAGTTTCATGTTATCAAAGGGTTTTGCGAGCAAACTAGTACCAAGGTTATGGCCGGGTGGTATAAAACCATTAAAGATTATGTAGGGAGCGAAACGCCAGTGTATTACTACATGGAAGCCAATGGCACCCAGGATATAATTCTTGATCAGGTGAATGCCGAAATATTCGCAAACAATTGGGGTTTCTCAATTACTGCCGATAAGCGTGAAAAGGGTGATAAGTTCTCCCGCATTGAAAGCTTACTAGAACCTCTTAATAATAATGGCCACTTATGGTTCAATAAGTTCGATGAGCTTAACGAGCATATGAAACGTGGTTGCGATCAGTTTAAAGCTTTGGAGCCATCGCTTATGGCTCACGACGACTTTCCGGATGCAGTACATGGTGGTATAAGTCTCCTACGTGAAAAAACCGCCGTTATGATGCCTCCGGCACTGGGCAAACGCCCGACCAATAAAAAACGTTACTAATTCTTACATTATGGCTTTTATAGAAAAAACCGATTTTGAAAGCAGTATCCACATTGAAATCCTTGATGCGATAACTCGTGGCAATGATGCAATTTGGGGGGATGCTGTTACAGCTGCTATTACCGAAATGAGCGGGTACCTGAATGCGAGATACGATACTGCAGTGATTTTTGCTGCTGTTGGAGACGAACGTAACCCGGTAATTCTGCTATTTGCAAAGGACATTGCCCTTTACCACGCCCACTGCGTTCACAATCCGCAAAAGATTCCCGATATCAGGGTGAAGCGTTACGACGATGCTATTGCCTGGCTAAAAGGGGTAAACAGGCAGGAGATAAACCCTCCGGGATTACCTGTTCCGGAGACTGAAGGAAAACCTTTCGTTCAATGGAACTCTAATTCCAAACGAACACACCACTTCTAGTTTTCCATGTACCCCGTTTAAATGCCGTTTAAATGCTAAAAACAGCTATTCATTAATACAAACCCCCGCCTTTTTAAAACAAACTAAAATATGGCTGAAATTAAACAAGATATTTCAAAGGTTAACCCGAACGTTGTTCAGTTGATCGAGATTAAGCAGGTTGTGCGTAAAACACAGGACATTGCAAACTGGACACGTGCCTTGCAGGGTGCGGAGAATGTAAATAACCCCAGGCGTATTGACCTGTACGACCTTTATTTTTCTTTAATGCTCGACGCGCACCTTACGTCGGTAATCGATAAGCGCAAGAATGCAATCATTAACACTCCTATTCAATTTACCATTAATGGAAAAGAACAGGAAGATTTAACCCGGATTACCCGCACGCCCTATTTTTCAAAAATGCTATCGGATGTAATTGATACTCTGATGTGGGGGCATTCGTTGCTCGAATTTACTTTTACTCCTGAAATGATTCGTTCATTCCTGGTCCCTCGGAAACATGTGGTGCCAGAGAAAGGAATTTTCACCATTCGCCAGGGAGACACTTCAGGTTACAACTTCCGAAATCCACCTTACGACAAATTTGTATTGGAGGTTGGAGAGTCGAACGACTTAGGTTTGTTACTCAAAGCAGCTCCTTACATTATTTATAAGCGTGGAGGCTTTGCCGATTGGAGCCAGTTCTCCGAAATATTCGGCATGCCTATGCGCGTGGGTAAGTATAAAGGCTACGACGACGCTACCAGGTTAGCTCTCAGCAAAGCACTCGATGAAGCCGGTTCAGCTCTCAGTATTGTTATTCCGG